TAACCAAACCTAAAAAATCGGAATGTCCTTTTTAAAAATTAAAAATCAAAAAATCGGTTTACATTTTAATCCACAAGTTGGACCAAACGGCAGAGAGTTCAGATTATTTGGAACTCGTAAAAATGAAGACCTTCCTGAAAAATGGATTGGAAGCAGTTACAAATGGCATTGGATTTATTCTTTTATTTATTTGGATGATGATAATGTCTTTGAACTTGAATTTGATTATAACGATAACTTTGTAAAGAAATTGTCTTCGACATCAATGTCGGGGACATAAATATTAAACCTTATGAATCCAAAAGAAAAAGCAAGAGAATTAAGAGATAAAATGTATCTAAAAATACCATCTGTTTATGACCCGACTGGATTACCACATTATCCAATAGCTAAAGAAATGGCATTAATAGCAGTTGATGAGATATTAAAAGTATCAATAAGCTATGCTGGTAAAGATTATGATTATTGGAAAGAAGTTAAACAAGAAATAGAAAAACTATGAACCCAAAGAGAAAAAATCAACAGATGCACAAACTCTACTGTATTTGCCAATTGCAGTTAGAAGTACTCGATGAATTAAAAGCAACAACTGAAAAGATGGTAAAGTATAAAAATGATTTGATAGGTTTATGCGAGGAGCTTAACACAAATGTAGCTGATACCTATACAATCCAAAAAAGTACCTACTTTCACGAGATAACAAATAAGATTGATACAGTTTTAAGAAAAGAATTTAATCCAGATATGTAATGACAAAGCAAGAATTAAGACAAATCATTCGTCAGGAATGGTTGAAGTACGATGAGAATCCTTTTTTATATGAAACCGCTTTTGAGGATGGTTTTAAAAAAGGTTATGAGTTGGGAGTTGATTTTGATTTTGATATGATGCAAAAATTCGCAGAGTTTTGTATTGATTGCAATAATGAAGGACTGCCTTTATTAGAAGCAAAGGGATGGTTTGAACATTTTAAAGATAAATAAGATTATGGAAAAAACATTAAAAAAGTTTATGAACGATTATAAACATTTACAGAAGTTCTATAGAACTAAAAAAGAATTTAAACAACATTTATTGTCAGGAGAAGTAACAATTAGTATCCCTGATATGATTAACTTTTTAAATAAATAAGATTATGAAAACAGCAGTTGAATGGTTAGAAGAGCAATATACAAAACAAATTACTTTTTTACATAGAGAAGATTTTGAACAAGCTAAAGAAATGGAAAAGAAACAATGTTATAGTGAGGAAGAAGTTTTAGATATTATTAAAAAACTTCATATTGAAATAGGTTTTCAGTTTACAAACGAAATAAAAGAATGGTGTTTAAAACAATTTAAAAACAAATAAGATTATGAAAACAATAACGAAATCAGTAATTAAGTTATCAGAGCTACCTGAAAACTTACAAAAGAATAAAGTATTTAACGGACATAAATTGCATACTTATGCAGAGTTTCATATTGATGACTCTGAAAAAGATAAACTATCATTGTGGTTAGTTAAAACCTATCCTACAATAAAAAGAAAGATTAGCTTTTTAATTCATATTGATATATAAGATTATGAAAGACATAGAAAATTACAAAAGGAAGGCAGTATTTTGCAATTTAAAGGAGTTTGATGCAAGTGCAAAAGAACACAGCTACATCGAACTAACCGAATGGAACAATGGTGATGGCTTCGATGTAAATGCTTTTAATTATTCCGATAGGAATATATCAATATCTTATGGTGAATTTGATTTGATTAAAAAATTAGTTAAAAAACTCAAAAAATGACAGAGCAACAAATTCAATCAAAGATTAAAAAGAAGCTCCAAGAGCAAGGATGGTATGTTACCAAACTAATAAAAACCTCAATAAACGGTATCCCTGACTTACTTGCAATCAAATACGGTAAGGCGATGTTTATTGAAGTCAAACGAGAACAGGGCAAACTCTCACCGCTTCAGCAATTGCGAATCCAAGAGTTAAGCGAAGCCGGAGCGATTGTACACATTTGGAGTGATTACGAAGTAAATTTTGTTACAAAATAGATTTTTGTAGTTATATTAATATAATTGTTTATATTTGCTTATGATTAAACCTTATACAATATCAACACAAATGTGGATCGAAAAAGAAGAAGACACTCTAGGGATGTCAGGTTCTTTTGTAGAATTTAGAATTAATGTCGAATCTATTGATGGGTACTGGATTGAGAATGAATTAGAGATAGTATTGATTATAAAAGGCACAGCCTATTATATTGAATCAACAGATAATATATTGATATTTTTAAATAATTATTTTGGTGATAAAATAACATAAATGAATTCAATCTATAAACGGCATAACTATTGGATTAAATTAGCCAAGATGTTTGGAGAAGTTGATTTCCCTGAAGATGCTGTCCAGGATTGTTATATCAAATTGTATGATTATGAAAATGTAAGCGATGCCTTTTTCTCTACTGCTTTACACCATATGATAATGGATAATCATAGAAAAAAGAAATTAGATTTAATACCGATTATAGATTCAATTGATAAAGAAGAAGTAGAAGAAGTAGAAGATACAACTGATATATTATTATTTATTGATACCTGGCATTGGTACGATAAAAGGATTTATTTAGAATACATAAAAGAGAAAACTTCCCTTCGGAAATTTGCAAAGAAATACGATTACGATTATCAAATTATTTATAGAACTTTAAAAAAATGTAATTTAAAACTTTTAGAATATGGCAAAAAGAAAAATTAAAGGGTTAGGGGATCAGATTGAACAACTAACAAAAGCTACAGGAATTGATGCAGTTGTTTCTGCAATATCAAAAGCCACAGGTTATGATTGCGGATGCAATGAAAGAAAGGAATATTTAAACGCAAAGTTTCCAAACTTTAAAAACGTAAATTGTCTTTCAGAATTAGACTATACTTTCTTAACAGAATATTTTGAGAATAACCTAGAATTAACTCCAATATTAAAAACTGCATTGAATGAAATCTACATCAGAACATTCGATATTAATTTGGAAATTGAAGGATGTCCGTCCTGCTGGAGAGATTATGTGGCTAACTTAAAACAAATATATGATGCCAATACCAAAGCCTAATCCTGGAGAAAATCACAATCAATTTATTGAGCGATGTATGTCCGATGAAAAGATGAAATCAGAATATCCAAACGAGAAACAAAGACTCGCAGTTTGTGCTGTTAATATTAAATTAGCAAATCAAAAGATTAGTTTTGACTTCGATGGAACTGTATCTTTAAAAAAATATACTGATTTAGCGAAACAATTAGCAGAAAATAACGTTATATATATAATATCAGCTCTTTCATCTAAACAAGGAATGCAAAGAAAAGCTAAAGAGATAGGAATACCTTTTGGCAATGTGTACGCTACAGGTTCAAATGAAGCCAAAATTAAGAAGATAAAAGAGTTAGGTATATCAAAGCATTACGATAATAATTCTGATGTTGTAAACGCTTTAAAAGGTATTGGTGTGAAAGTATAATTAATCAATTAATTTATATTAATTTTGGATAAGCGAAAAGAAAACGGAGGACATAGTACAAAAGCAACAAAGCCTGACGACAAAAGGTTAATGACTAAAAGCGAATTGCAAGATGCTTATGAGAATTTAAAACCATTTTTACCACAAGCATTACAGCAATTAGAAGCTGCAATAAAAGCAGGTGAAAAATGGGCAATTGAATTATGGTTTAAATACTTTTTTAGTATGCCAAAAACAACTATCGACCAAAACACAAATCTTAATATTAACAACTTTGATTTAAAAGACATAGTAAAATTCAAATGATACAAATAACAAGACCAGTTTATAATAGAATTGTAGAAGACGCAAAAGGATTAGTTAGTAAGCCTAATGTTATTACGGTGCATCCTAGAATTTATAAAAGACTTTGTAAGGAATTAAAGCATAAAGTTAAAACAGTTTATGGAATGACTTTAACTAATTTCTATGCTAAATCTTAATTCAAAATATATTCCTTTATATGAAAATGATACTCGTTATTTTGTAGTTACAGGAGGAAGGGGATCAGGTAAATCTTTTGAAGTCGGTGCATTTGTATCGGCTTTATCTTTTGAATCAAATCATAAAATACTATTCACAAGGCAGACGATGACATCGGCACACCTTTCAATTATTCCAGAGTTTCAGGAGAAGATTGATTTGCTAGAAGCGTCACACATTTTCGATGTAAACAAAAGCGAGATTAAAAACATACTTTCTAAATCGGAAATAATATTCAAAGGAATTAAAACCTCTAGCGGTGACCAAACGGCAAACTTAAAATCATTGCAAGGGGTTACAACGTGGATACTCGATGAAGCAGAGGAGTTAGTTGATGAAGATATATTTGACAAGATTAATTTATCTATTCGTCAAAAAGGAATTAAAAACAGGATTATATTAATCCTTAACCCGGCAACAAAAGAACATTGGATTTATAAACGCTTCTTTGAAAGCGAAGGAGTTCAAGAAGGATTTAACGGTATTAAAAATAATACTACTTACATTCATACAACTTATTTAGATAACGTTGAAAACCTAGACGAATCATTCCTTCAGGAGATTAATAAGATAAAAGAAACCAATCCAAAGAAGTACGAACACGTTATACTAGGTGGATGGTTAAACAAAGCTGAAGGAGTTGTATTTACAAATTGGAAGTTTGGTGACTTCAATCCGGACCAATTGCAAACAAGTTATGGAATGGATTTCGGATTTTCAATTGATCCTGATACTTTGACAGAAGTAGCTATAGATATTTCTAATAAGAAAATATATTTAAAAGAGTGCATCTATCAAAAGGGTATTAAGACACACGTTCTCGCACAAATGCTAAACGATATTACAAAGAATAAATTAATCGTTGCAGATAGTGCTGAACCTAGACTGATTGAAGATTTAAAGCATCAGGGAGTGAATATAGTTCCTGTTAAAAAGGGAACAATTGAAAGTGGCATTGTAAGGATGCAAGACTTTGAAATAATACTAGACCATAACAGCTCTAACATTGCGAAGGAATTTAACAACTATGTTTACTTAAACAAATCATCAAAATTATATATTGATAATTGGAATCACGCAATTGATGGAAGTCGTTACAATATTATTTATCATTTAGATAATCCGAACTCTGGTAAATATTTCATTTATTAGCGAAACAAAATATAAATTAAAACGTTATACTATTATGAAGTTAGAGATTCAAATACCAACTGAATTAAAAGAGATTAAATTAGTTCAGTATCAGAACTTTTTATCTATTGCAAAAGATAATCCTGAAGGGGAATTTCTGCAGCAAAAGATGGTGCAGTTATTTTGCGGAATTGATTTGAAGGACGTTGCACAGATTAGATATTCAGACGTAAACGAGATAACAAATAATCTAGGGGTTATGTTTTCAAAGGAACATAAACTAATTCAACGATTTACATTAGGTGGTGTTGAGTTCGGTTTTATTCCGAACTTGGAAGAAATATCTTTTGGGGAATATACAGACCTTGATACTTACATTGGTGATTGGGATAATATGCATAAAGCAATGGCGGTCTTATTTAGACCGATTAAACAGAAGTTCAAACATACCTATTCGATTGAAGAATACAACGGAAGTATAACCTATTCAGATGTTATGAAACACGCACCTTTGGATGTTGTATTAGGTGCAACGGTTTTTTTTTACAATTTAGGCAACGAATTGTTGAAATCTACTCTGAATTATTTGGAGAACAATCAGGAGATTCAGACTATTCTAAATCAGCACAGTTCGGTAAAAGATGGGGTTGGTATTCAAGCATCTATGCTATTGCTCAAGGAAACGTTAGAGAGTTTGATACCACAACAAAACTTCCCTTACACCAATGTTTAACTTATTTGACGTTTGAGAAACAAAAGAACGAATTAGAAATGGAAATGATTAAAAAGAAATGATAGGATATTACCAAATTTTAGAAACAATTACAGCACAATTAAAGACTGATTTGTTTTGCAAGACAGTTACAAGTGGATCAATTTTTAATATTGCACTTAATAAGCAAGATATTTATCCAATATCACATATTGTCGTGAACTCATTCCGAGAAGAAGGAACTGCCTTTGCTTATAATTTGTCCGTTATTTCAATGGATTTGGTCAATGATGATGATAGTAACGAACAAGATGTGATACATACGCAGTCAATGGTGGGGATTCGATTAGTTGAATTACTAAAAAGGGGTAACTTATTCGATGACAAGTTTCAATTATTAGGTGGTGCAAACTATGAATTCTTTCGAGATAGATTTGAGGATAAAGTTGCAGGATGTACAGCTACATTTGATGTGTTAATTCCAAACGATATGACAATTTGCTAACAGCTACTGAAATAGTAATTAAAAGATTTCGTGATTATGTAATTCAACAATCGAGAAGCAATTTAACCAAAGGTGGTAAGAATGTAACGAAGGAATTATATAATAGTTTAAAAGGCGAAGTGGTCCACGAGAAGAACTATTTTATAGTAGGTTTTCAAATGGATGATTACGGTATGTTTCAGGATCAAGGGGTAAAAGGAAAGACCTCAAGTTTAAAAGCTCCAAACAGTCCGTTTAAATTTGGAAGCGGTACAGGTAGAAAAGGAGGATTAACGCAGGGAATTAATAAATGGGTACGCTTAAAAGGTTTTCAATTTAGAGATAAAAAATCAGGGAAGTTTTTAAGCTATGAACAAACCTCTTTTTTGATAACTCGATCTATTTATCACAAAGGAATAAAACCAAGTCTATTTTTTACAAAGCCGTTTGAAGCTGGATATAAAAAGTTTATAGATACCGATTTAATAAAAGCATTTGGGGCAGATATTGAAACTATGATAGATTATAATTTAAAAGATATAAAATGAATTTAATATATGTAAGAAGTCCTTATTTAATTAAAGTTAATGAAACAGGACAAACAGGGGCAAAAGTAAAAATATACTTATGGAGTGATGGAGGATCTGAACCTGCAACTCCAAATTATACTTTGTCAAAAGATATTCCTTCTACAACACAATTAGAATTAAGTTTTAATATATCAAATTACGTTAGAGAATACATAAACAATTTATCACCTTATCCTGATAGAAGTGGTATTGTTGGAGAATACTCTAGTATGTGGTGCAATGTAACTATAAAAAAATATAAAATTGTTTCAGGAGTAGATACATTAATTAGTTCAACTTCATACATAGGAGTTAATGGATATACTAAATACACAGATGGATTAAATGCTAGTACAATATCTGACTTTATTGCTTTAAGTGATGACACAAAAACAATTTATTACGATAGGTCAAAACCATTTCCTTACATAAATTTATTATTCGATAATACAAGTGGTACAAAAGCACTTAAAATAAGACAAGTACCTAAAACAGGTGCTGCTATAGATACTATTTATACTGCAACTTCATTTTATAATTTAGTAGTTCCTGTAACAAGTTCATTAACAAGATTTGAAGATGAAAGTACATTGCAGATTATTGATAATATTACAGCAGTAAAATTATATAGTTTCAAAGTAGTTCCTGTTTGCGAACCTAAATACACTCCAGTTGTTTGTTCTTATATTAATCGTAAAGGTGGATGGCAGTTTTTAACGTTCTTTAAGGCACAAACGAATACTATTAACACAAAAGGTTCAACTTATAAAATGATGCCTTCACAATTAGATTATAGTATATCACAAGCGCAAACAAAATCATTTAATATAAACGGACAACAAAGTATAAAATTAAATACAGGTTGGGTAGATGAAAACTATTCTGATTTGATAACTGATTTGTTATTATCTGAAACTATTTTATTAGATGATAAACCTGTTGAATTAAAAACTTCAAGTACAGAATTGAAAACAAGTTTAAAGGATAAAATGATTAATTACGAAATAGAATTTGATTATGCTTTTAACCTTATAAACGATGTCGTATAATGAATGTAGTTGCACTATACATAATTGACGATTCAGTTTCTAAAAGGATTGAATTATTTAACGATGAAAAAATATCTGTTACTTCTTCTA